AATCAAGAGGTGGCATGATAACAGTTACGTCTCTCTGCACATCTTCTTCAAGTATATTGGCAGCCTTTAGGGCTTCCTCAGTCTCATAGACCTCTCCTGTTTTCTTGTTTTTAATAGTAGTTATTATTTTTTCTGGTGTTATTTCTATTACTTGATCACTCATTATGTTGTTACCTCTTTCTTAATGTTTAGATAACTGATAGCTACATCAAACGAATCCGTTGTGCTTGATTGTACTGTAAAAGATGTACCACCTTCAATTATCAATGGTTGTGTTAATAATTCTTTTGTTTGATTAGCTGTTAATGCTACAGATTTAATAGCTGTAATACTGTTGTTAGTAATAGTCACACTTGGTGTACCTGCCGATGTAACAAGTATTGATTTAATAACTATCGTTTCATTAACTGCAGGAATACTAGCACCTAGTGGTGTTAGTGCACTACCACTTGTATTATTATCTACACCTTTAAATTTATATTGGTTTACTACTGCCATTAATCTAAAAAGAAGCTTCTAGCTTCTATCTCCTGTTTTAATTCTTCTTGAAACGTTGTGTTTAATTTCTCTAACACTGCATCTAAATCTCTAACCAAAGACTGTGCTACGTCTTGTTCGTATTCATCACTTGCTCTAGTTAATGTTTGTACTATCTTTGCCATTATACTGTGTAATAGTTTTGCATTCTTGATTCAATTCCTTCTCTAATATCATCAGGTTGATTTTGTAAAAATCTTGAAGCAAAAGGATCATTTGCATTTTCTTCTGTGTCATCAAACATGTTGTAGTTATATAAAGTTGCAATACCTTGATTAGCACCCTCACCACCATCATCATAACCAGGATTAGGATTACCATAAGCATCTGTTTTGTTATTTAATCTGTCTGATAAGTAATTTTTGTAAGCTGCTTCTAGTTCTTCATTAGTCATTTCAGAAACAGTTCCATAATCTAAATCAGGAATTTTACCCGCTCTTACTACTTCATCCATAAAATAATTTCTATTTTTTTCTGCAGAAAAGTCAGCAAATTTTTGTATTGGTGAATTTACACCTTTATTAAATAAATTTAAAAACATACCTGAAAGACCAAAATTAGGAATATTTACTTTAGGTCTATTACTTCGAAATTGTTGGTATGGATCTATTGTTGTTCCATATGGCATAGGCCCAATAAACATGTTTCCTGAATCTTTAGCATAACCACCTGCAACACCTACGTCAAAATCTCTTCTTGCATTTCTAATATCTTGACCAGTCATATTTGAGTAATCATTACCTTGACCATCTGATCCACTACCACCGCCACCTTGATTACCTCCGCCATAATCAGCACCGCTTGTATTTTTAGCACTAGTATTTGCAGCTCTACTGCTAGTTCCAACAGTTGCCATATCAGAACCACGATAACCCGGTCTTGAACCATCTAAAGTTTTAGCAACTCTTTGACCCATTGCATACATCTGTCTAGCTTGTTGTAATCTTGTAATTGACATTATCGTCTTCCTCCAGTTTGTATATCTAACCTAAAAGTACCTAGTTTCCAACTAGTATCTACGGCCGTGTTAGATATTGTAAGAGCTATGGCTCTACCTCTAGCACGTGTGTCTACTTTATCTGTTGTAGATGATACAGTAAAAGGTCCAAGTGATGAACTGGCTGCAGCATCGTTTGGATAATTTCTTAAATCTAATTGTATAATAGCATTTCCTTGTTGTGCTATAAAATCTGGTATAATTCTACTAACTCTCATAATATTTTCACCATCACCTCTAAGATCACCTAAGTTAGTAGCGGCTCCTCTTACAACTTTTTGTGTAATATCGTAATCACCCGAAGTAATATTTGCTGGAATAGCTGTTGTTACTCCTAGTCTTATTTGATTAACACCTATTTCATGTTCATAATAATATGAAATACCATCTGTGTTTCCTGTAACATCAAAAGAACTGTCTGTACCTGCATCATATTGTGTTCCATGTGGTAACCCAAAAACAGAAGAATCTTGCCAAGTAGTTCTAATAAATAATGAACTGTCATTAACAAACCATATGGGTCGTTTAGAAGTTGAGTCTAAATAACTGTACGTAACTGATTGTGTGTTAACATTTGAATTAGATTCTGGATAAAACCAAGTAACCTCTCCAAACAAATTGTTAATACCTGCGTAAACAAATTGATTAGATGTTGTATTTAAATTGTCATAAACATAATCTTCTACCAAACAGTCCATAGATTCTAGTTTACCAGTGTATCTAAAGAAACCATTATCAGACATCCAATACGCAGCACCATCAACTTCAACGGCTGCATTCATACCAATCAATCCACAGTTTGTACCAACTTGTTCAAAGGCAAACGTAAAAGGAGTTCCAACAAAACGCATAGTAAATAAAGCTGTATCACTCCAAACGTATAATGCATTTCTACCAAGTTCAGCTCCCATGATCCGTGATCCATCGGCCAGTCTTTGTGTACCTGCACTGTTTTCAGCTGTAGGGGTGTAGTCATTAATATTTTCTTGAGAAGAAAATCTTATAAACATATCATCTTGTGTTGTCTTATTACCTATGGTTGTTTCTGTTCCAAAAAATACTAGGTGACGATCGGGAGTAGATACTAACATATCCCGTGACGCTGTTGGCGCACCTGATATAATAGTTGCTCGTGTATTTGTAGCATTTACTGCATCAGCATTCCACTCAAAACATTCCCCATTAAAGATTAAAGCAATAAGTGTACTTCCTAAATTATCTAATGCCCACATACCAGGTTCAGCAACGGTGTCTGTGTCAGCTGATGATTGACCCCAACCAGAAAAACTACTGTAATCTGTAACTGTTGCTCCTGTGCTGTGAGAAGCATTTGTTGTTCCTCTAACATTTCTAGTTATTCCTGTTAAAGTATTTGTTCCTGTATTTACCCCTGTGTAAGAAATTTCTTCTGTGCCTACTTGTATAAAATTAGTTCCGGTTGTTGGAAAATTTAATACCGATGTTAAAACAATACTAGTTCCAGTTCCACCTGTTCCTGCTGAGTTAGCAGATAGTGACCCATTTAATGTAGTTGTTTGAGGAGAAGTCGATGTTCCACCATATTGAGATATACCATAACCAAAAACACCAACTTGTTCTGCTGGACCTACGTGATAATATTGAAAAAAAGTAATCCCTCCAGACGTAGTAGCACCTGATCCGGTTTCATTACCAGGCATTGTAATGGTTATAGTTGTTGAACTTACAACAGAAGTTACCATAAATTTTTTATCAGCAAAATCTGATGCACTAAAATTAGAGTTAGTAATTGCACTAAATGTAGATGCTTCACCAAATAAAATAATGTCTCCTTCTTGAAAAGTATGTGGACCACCAAATGTAAGTGTTACGGTCGGTGATCCATTAGTCGTGCTAAATGCACTTGTAATAGCTGTGCCTAATGGATTAACTAAAGGATGTATGTCGTAAAAAACTTCGCCTGAGTATGCATATAAAATTCTATTGGTTCCAATAACAGCATATTTAATACCTTGTTTATTTACCATGTGATGTAAACCCCTAGCAGCACCTGTTAGTTTACTCTCACCTAGCTGACTCCAACCACCTATTTTTTCTGGAGTACCGTATCTAAAACGTACATTCGTGCCGCCTGTCCATTGAGACTCTGCACCTGTAGATGTAACTTGTTTATTAAAGCCTGGTAAAAAACCTAATTTTTGTAACATATGTAATCCTTATAAAGAAGGCAGTAGGTATGGTGGATTACTGCCTTCATTATAGGGATATATCATCGTTTAAACCAAGATGGAAGACCTAAATGTAGACGCTTGTCAAACATATTATCTTTAGACCCTGGAGTTTTACAATTGTTATAATGAAGAAATACTTGTATGCATTCTTTACCTTTAAATTTATTACGCCAATGTTCTAACTCACAGCCTGAATAGACTAGCATATCACCTTGTTTAAGATCTACCTTAATACCTTTTTTACCAGTCTCTCCAGAGGGCTCTAAATAAATTGGCCAATCATCGCCGCCAAGATTCATGGTAGTAGATATCTCACAACTAAATCTATCTTTGTGTCTTTTTAAAATATCACCTTTTTTATATATTCTTGCATAAGTGTAAGCTGGATATAATTTAACACCTGTTACCTTTTCCATTTCTGGTTGGCATTTTAACATTAAAGTTTCCATAGCTATATTAGAATACTGACTATAAGTATGTGGTATTTGTTCATCCTGTCTTTCATAGTGACCTATGATATTTTCAAAAGGTGAGATGTATCTCTGTGCTCTACAGGTATCATAAACCTGTTTTTGCATATTAAAATAATTTGCAATAAAAGCTGCTAGGTCTTTTGATATTGCTTGACGGATAATTGTATATTTATTTTTTTTAAACGACATCTTTTTCTTTTATAATTTTTTCTGGATCTAAATATATATTCCCTGAAATACTTATTCTATTTTTATTAGATGAATAAAAAGGATAGACTACATGATTTAA